AAGCAGCCGTCCACCAATTCCCCGTTCTCCTTCTTACGAACCTCGTACTTCACATACAAACCTTTGTTTTCCATCGTTCTTTCCTCCCTTAACTATTGTGTTAAATTTCCTTTAGGCAGGCATCAAACTCATCCTTCGTCTTGCCCGTTATTGCTTTATAAGCGTCATCGAGTGTAACGGTATCCGAATACAAGATAACGCCATTAAATTCACCGCAAGCCGGGACTCCTTTGGCTTTATAATACAGGAGTTCGTCTACCGCTTCGTCTATGGAAGCACCCAGTAGGAATTTAATCTCTTTATATTGTTTGTCCAAATGTCATTCCTCCTTTGATCTCTCGGCAACAACATTCAAATCTCCACTTTACTGTTTACTCGTCTTCGACAGGTACTGCTATAAACATTGGGCTAACCGACACCAGTACTGTCTTGCCGCAATCAGGACAACCAATATACTCTTCATGAAACACGGTATCCACTTGTTTTTGCCATTCCGGTTCATCGTGAACTGCCCTACACCACGGGCATTTCCACCTATCTACCTTTCGGGTTTCCGCCAATGGTTTTGTGTATTGTCTGGCCATCGTTCTCACTCCTTATCTCCCTGAGCAGTTTGTTAAGCAGATTTCTCCGAAACTGAGTGGTTTTGCTCGAAACACTCAGGGCAGACGATCGTTCTTGTTTTGCCTTTCTGGTAGTAGGTATCGAATCGCTCTCCTTGAGCGATTGTTTCCCCGCAGGCACGGCATTGTTTTACCGACAGGCACTTGCGGAGTTTCCATTCGCTTTCTTGTTCTTCTGACGGTTCTTGTTGATTGTTGATCACTTGCTCAACAGGTTCCGTTGCCATAAACCTGGTTTGGAGTTTTTGCTGCTCGTACTCAGTTGCTTCCCGGACGCCCAATGTAGTCTTGCACTGGAAGCATGAAACTGTTTTTCTGTCTTCCTCGATGTAGTGGTTCGCCTTGTGTCCGCACCGGCAGTAGTAACGGCATTTGAAGTATTCTTTCCCGTCCCGATACTTTGAGTATGGCCAACGACCTTCAACTGCCTCGTTAATGTCCTCTTTGCTGCTCTCCACAACTCCTTCTGCTGGTTGTTCTTTGGGTGCATCATCCGGAGCTGTAATGCCCAACGCTGCTGACAACTTCTCTGCCAACGGTTGCATAAGCGTCCGCTCGCTGTTGATTTTCTCGATTGTCTTAGATCTTGGAACTTCGCCCTTTTTGATATTCTGGTTGGTGCTTATTGTCGGTTCGACCGTTAGCTCACTGTTTCCAAAGAAACTAAAAATTTTGTTTACAGCCTCATTGACATATTCGTTACTTGTATTTTCCAACGACAGAGATACACTTGTTCCACCTTTAGTAACAGACAATTGCAGATTCATTTTTACCCCTCCTATGATTTAAGATGTGCATATACTAACTTACTGCCGATACTGACAGTCCTTCTTGCAATCGTTGGCTGCGGGTATCCCGGCATCCTGGAGCGTGACCCGCAGCTCGCATTTTCTCCAGTCTTCCCGCTCGCAACCCACACATTGATTCCCGATGGCAAAACTGGCCAGATCGCCCAAGCATTCTTTGCTGACAATGACCTCCTCTGCTTTCGGACTGCTCTCGGGGACAATCAAGAGCTTGTACTTCGTTGCTGTATTTTTGTATTTGGTTTTATCTTCGGGTGTGGCCGCAACTACAATCTGCTTTAACGCTTTTTTGGCAAAGGCTTTCCCTCGGTTCAAATCCCCGCGAAACGATGCGAATGTATCTTCCTCGGCAAGAGTTTCCATCGCAAAAACTGCGTGTGTTAAGACGAACAAGTAATCAAGTTGCCTTCTGTTCAAGTAAGGGAGTAAATTCATAACGATTTCCCCTTTCCCTCTGAGATGATTCCTGACCTTCTTCCTCCATCTCTTCGCGAATCACTTGTTTTTGCCAATTCAACCAGTCTTCTTTGGTCATGCTCTCACTCCCGAACTTCCGAACCCGCCGATGCCACGTTCCGTTTCGTCAAGCCCGTCCACTTCTTCAAACTGCGCAACCGGCACTTCGCAAATCACGCCCTGAGCGATGCGGTCGCCTTTTCGGATGATGTACGATCCTTCCGGTCTCTTAATGTCAACGGAATGCACCGCACCATCAATACGTCTAACGCATGTCAAGTGGCGGTACGGGATAGGTGCGACATTATCAATCAACACGCAAACCTCACCGCGATAGCTGGAATCAATTGTTCCGGGCGCGTTGCTTACCCGCAATTTTGTCTTGGCGCTGATCCCCGATCTTGGCCGAACTTGTAATTCATATCCTTCTGGAATCGCAAACGCCAAACCAGTTGGCACTTTCACGGTTTCTCCCGGCGCGATAATAACGTCCTCAATTGCCACCAAATCGAATCCTGCGTCTCCCGGTTTAGCATATTGCGGGATAACTGCGTCAGGATGTAGTTTTTTGACTTTAACCGGTATTTGTTTCATTTTTTCAGCCTCCGCGTCAATCATAGGGTTTGCCCCCCACTTGATCATCTGAAGCTCCGTTCTTGCTTGCACTTCTCATGCGCTGAAGCAAAGCGTTTAATTCAGGATCATCTTTGACAGTCTTTCCATCCGTTTTCGATTGATGTTGGCCGGCATGCTGCCTTTCGATTTGCTTCTCAAGGGAGCTAGGAAGCTTGTCCTGTTTAAGCTGATTCGTACCCCGATTCCCATTGACTGGCTTCCGCGTCTCCCGGTCTTTGATATAGCGTCTGACCGACTCAAGCGTGCGCAATCCCTGATCTTTCCAATCCATCAACGCTTTATTTGCGTAATCCCATTTGGCTTCTTTTCGTACAATCAGTTTTAATGACTCCAGCAGGATCTCTTCCGGCTGATCAAAAAATCCTCCATCCAACCAATAATTCATTTCTTCCAAGATCATAGGTTTGATGATGGGATGGATATTTTTTTGGTAAAACTCAAAGGGACTGATCACACCCATATCGGACTTTTCCTTTTCTTCTTCTTTCTCTGTAGTATTCTCTGTGTATTCTCTGGTATTGCTTTGATCAAATTGATCACATCCATCTGATCGATTTGATCGCATGGACTGATCAATTTGATCACATGGACTGATCACACCCTCCAATCGTTCGTAATCGATCGTGTACCATTTTGTTTTATCCGCTCTCATTTCGTTGAAGTTTTCGGCAAGGACAATTCCCCTTTTTTCCAGTGAAGTTATGATCCGTCTGACGGTTACTTCGCTCCAAAAAGGGAACTGCTCTTGCCATTCCTTGTAGGTGTTATAGACCCACTTTCTGCCCTGAATGACCTTTCCCGCTTTCCGCAGCCAATAATGCAATTGTTGAACGACTATTGATTCATTCAAGCCAATCGCTTTGGCGAGGGATGGCATGATGATTAAGGGTTCTTCATCCAAGAGTAAATGACTCATGTTTCCCCTCCTCATAATTAAAATGACTTGGATCATCAAGGTTGATGATTTTGCCACAACGGCAAGTTCTATGTAATTCGTGCTTGACAATTTTTAATGCGAATGGTCCACGATGACCGCAAACAAAGCAAACGCCGGGTACAGGTTGCGCCTGAGCATTAGACTTATACAAAGGTGTCTTCCGCTCCACTTTCGGATTTGGAAAGTTCATGAATAATCAGGTTTCCGATCATTATTTGCCGCTCCTGAATAAGCTTCGTGAGTTTTTTTTGATAATCCAAAAGCTTGTTCAAATCGGCTAGCATCGGTTCAAGCAACGAATGATGCTCGCGAATTTGTCTCGATGCATCCTCTAACTCAGCTGACAACATTTTGATCTCTTTCTGAATATTCAAAATCTCAGTAGTGGGTGTTATTAGCATTTAAGTTCCTCCCCCATGCTTTCTCAAAAGAATGGACCTGAAACCGATGCCCATCATTTACCTTTTGGATATTCTCGGCAACTCCATATCGCTTGAGGATCAAGCTGCCATACTTTGCTTGCAGATCCATTTCCCTATCGATGGTTTGGATGCAAATCCGAGCTAATCTAACGTTGCTTTGATTCATGTCTGTCCTCTCCTCTCAGTGTCGAAGCCATCCGCTGCCGCTTCCGTTCCCCCTTATTGGTGAGAATAAGCTCCTCTTTAGGTAGAGGGAGGGATTTGATCCACTCCCATTCTTCTGGCGTCATGGGCCGGGTAATACACGGACTTTCACAGGCAGGAGACGGTTCTGATTTTCGCCTCGCTCTGTTTTCACGACCCCAAGTTGCACCAAATTTCACAAATACCTCCCCCCTGTTCTCTTTGGTACTTCCTTGTCTTCAACTTCGATCAATTGATCAGGAGTCGTCTCTAAAGCTTTCGCAATTCGCAGCAACAAAGTATAGTTCATTTTTTTCCCGCGTGTTCCGGACTCTATTTGTGATAGATACTCTTTTGAAATGCCGGCTTGTCGAGCAACATCCACAAGTTTTAAGTTGAGTTCTTTGCGCCTTTGTCGAAATTTATTGGGCATTCCATCACTTCCAAGTATCATTTTGCTATCTATTCAATATAATAAGTTAGCGTATCGCTAACTGTCAACAACAATGAATGTTTAAACCTTACTTTTTGTTTGCAGTTTGCTAACTAATCAAATAAAATGTAGTTGAATTAACTGTGAGGGTGAAAAATCAAATGGATAATATTTTCGGAGAGCGACTTCGAATATTACGTGAAGAAAAGAATTTAAAGCAAGAAGAACTTGGAGAGGTATTAGGCGTTGGGAAAGTTACCATTCATGGTTATGAAAGTGGAAAGCGAAAACCATCCTTTGAGATCCTCATACAAATCGCCAACTATTTCCAAGTAACCACTGATTACCTCCTGGGTTTAACCACTGATCGAACTCCTCCAGCAAAGATAGACATCATTAATCAAAATGCCCAAAAACTGAATGAGTTTTTAGCTGAGCTTGATAAAAACAAGCAGGATCAATTTTTTGAGTTCCTTGAAGTATATGTAAATGGTATGAAAGCATCAAACCGCCCTGAATAGGGCGGTTTTTATATATGGTTCAACTCTTTGCTTTAATCTGTTCCATAAATTGCAACAATAACGCATTGAGCTGCTCAGGGGTGCAATTGTTGACTATGTAGGATAGCAACTCCAATTTGTTGATTTGTTTCTCTTTTAATCCTTCCCGCATACGTTTACCCCCAATAAGAACAAACGTTCTGATTCGTTTCTTTATTATGCCACGATTTTACTTTTCTTTCAATTAAGCGTTTCATTTATTTTTTAGAGTCGTATTTTTTGATACGCCGGTTAGAATAAAACTAACAATCTAAAAGTGCTTGTTCCTCCCTTAGCTGACAACTAAGGGAATTTTTTTTGATTGAAGCAAATTATGTCCAAATTATACTCCTCCCTCCCTAATGCAACTGGATAAAAATATTTATATTACCATTATAAAGAAAGTTAGCCATTAGCAGGGGGTCCCACTAATGGCTAACTCAAAAAAATTTTAACTTCTTTCACCAAAATCGTATGGTGTAATTGTACCTGAATTTCCTTTGGATGTTTCCGCTGAAGCCGAGGAAATGCCCGCAAAAACCAGTAAAGCTACAAGTAGTAGAGTTGTTGCTTTTTTCATCAATTATCACCTCATTTAAGTTTAGAGCATGATATACCTTATTGGTTAGAGGTGTCAATAACTTCTATTTTTCTATTTTTTCGAGGATGTTAATAGCTTTTTGAAATTCGTCACTACCCCTTTCTGCAAATTGTAATATCATAACGGCTGCCATAATGGCTTGTTTTTTTAACTGTTTGGCTCCCGCCATTTCGAGAGCTTTAAAAGCCTCGTTCAACCAATCCGATCTGTTTTGCTTGCGATACCATGTTGCTTTAGCTATTTTCAAACTAACATAATTCCTGTAATAAATTGGTTCATTGGCAATGTTCTTTTTCAGAAAAACGATCTGTTCAGCAAAATCGTCAAAGAACTGACTAATAATTTCGTGCTTATCATAGTTCACAGCAGACTCCAAGAGCGTTTCAATTCCGTCAAAGCACATTTCTTTATTGCGCAAGCAGTATTTGTATAAATCAATAATCTTGTCTGATTGTCCTGCGGCAATTTGAGTAATCAGCTTATTTCCTTCTGCCCATAAACTATAACTTCCCACTTCGATCTGAGCACATAAATCGTGATAATGTATTGCTAAGTCATACTCTCCTCTTTCCCTCGCGGCAATTGCCAATTTAATGAGAGCATCTCCTATGTAATCAGGGCGTTCCATTTTTTGAGCTAATCTCATTAATTCATGTCCATATTTTAAAACGTAGTCCCACTTTGATTTTAGACGAAAAGCACTGATTACCTGGTAATAAGCTTCCAGTATAGCTTCATCAGGAACATACTCTAGATATTCGCAGAGCCTGATAGCAGCCTCCTCATATAAGTCCAAGTTTATTTTCTTGACGATCATCAATCTTCTGAAATATGCCATGGCAAGATGAGGGGCTGTTCTATCTTTTTCGTTTCTTATAACGATTTCGTAAAAAGATCTGGCTTGTGGAATCTTCCCAATTCTATTTAATTCTTCTGCAATTTCAAAAATATTTGGGATATACCCCCCATCCTCAATCATATGGCTTACAGCCTGATCTGCTTGTTTTTGAAGTCCTTTTTCCAAACAGTGCAGAACATACTTCTCCAGTTTTTTTGGCCTTCTAGGGCGTATTCCGTCTTTTCTGAAGAGTTCTGCTAGAAACAACTCGTAATAGTATCCGGGTTCTTTTTGGAGGGACTCTGTAAGTCTATCCAGTAGATTAATTGATATAGGTTTATCACCAGCTAATACTTTACTTAGCGTAGGCTTGGAAATTTTAATTTCCTCAGCAATGGACGCTTGTGTTCTTCCAGATTCTTTAATGTCTTGGCTTAATACGAGCGGTAAACTATAGGTATCGACAATCATCTTACCCCCCACTTTCAACGAATAGTCTTCATGGTAGGTTAATCCTGGCTGTGATAAAATGGTATCAGTTAAAAGGTTTCATACGGAGGGGCTATGACCGAGAAAATCGGCCGCTGCCGACTCCGACAGATACTCAGATCCAGAGGCATTAGACAACAGCAAATTGCCGATAAATTAGGAATGTCAAAGCAACAAGTTAACGACTATGTTAACAACCGTATTGTCATGTCACTGGAAACAGCTAGGCGATTTGCTATCGCTTTATCTTGTAGTATTGAGGATCTTTATGAGTGGTCGTCGGATAGCAGCAGTGATGATGAGTAGATGTAAATCTACTCCACCAAAAAGTATGTATAGTATCATACTTTTTGGCATTGAAGCGCCCCTCTTTTAAATAATAAGTCGACTTTTTGATAAATTCAAGTTAAACTTAAAAAGGAGATTGATAAATGGATGTCCAGCTGATTTTTTCCAGACGGCTTCGATTGTTACGAAAACATAGCAATGTTTCAACAAAGGTGATTTCTGATAAGATAGGCGTTACTGTTGCATCTTGGAGTCTTTATGAAACAGGGAAAGGATTCCCGAAGGTGGAAAAACTTTATGAAATCGCGGAATTTTTCAATGTGTCAATTGATTATCTCCTGGGGAGAACCGACAACATGAATTCACATAAATAGCACTATCCACAGGGGAAGTCGACCAAATGCCCGGACGAAGTTCCCCTTTTTCTTGCCCCCCCTTCTCGGGTGAGTAACAACCGGGGCAAAACAAAAAAGTTATCCACAAGTGGACAACTTTGGATGAGTCATGCTAATATATCAACAGAAAGTTTTTGGAAAATAAAAAACGATCGGGAATCTTGAGAGCTGCGACCCTCTCACAGATTCATCAATCACCGAACCACACTCGGTAACTGAACGCTCCGATCTTTCGTTCTTTAGTATATCCATTTTTTGCGGGATTTACAAGAATGAATGTATCGTGAAAAGTTGTCATTTTTAGACATTTGCGCTCTGTTGCCAATCCATATGGATCGGTGCCAGAGCGTTTATTATTTCAAAATAAAAAAAGAAAAGGAAAAAGCCCGGTGCGACCAACACCGGACCAACAAACCAAACAAACAAACAAATTTTCAGTTGCCTTTATTGTATCGAAAAAAATTAAGATACGCAAGGCTTAGTTTCCTATTGTTTTCTTTGGAATGTTGGTGCTTTTTCCTTCAACATGGGAGGAAAAGTTTAATGAACGTTTGTCATTCCCTCGCCACGTTCAGCAGCGTCGATGCCATGAACGAGGCCGTCCGCAAGCATCTTTATTTCCATGCACATGAACTCACCAAAACAGAAAAATCTCTTCTGAAACTTCTATCCCGTTTTAGCTGCAAGATCCTTGGCGTGTCTTGGCCAGAAGCCAAAACCTTGGCTGCCTATCTAGAAGTCTCTGTGCCCACCGTATGGCGTTCCATTAAGAAATTGGAATCCTTGGGCATTATTCAACGGCTGAAGGAGCAACGTCGTTCACAACAAGGGAAGTTTAGCAGCTCCATTTACCTCATCCAGCCTTCTCTACACGTCAGTGATACACCATCTGATACACGGCAAATGATACACGGCATTGAACATACAAATATCGATGCCTCTAACGATGAAGGCGATATTTTGGAAGCCGAAACTATAATTTCTAAAACTATAATTTCTTACGATCAAAAAGAAAAAGAGAACGTAGTGAAAACGTCCATTGAATTGGTAATTGATTCTACAATTCCTGATTGGTTTATTAAAGCCGTTAGGGTAATCAGCCAAGATCCGCTAACCGTCACGGAGCTTTGGAATAGTGTGATATTTGCTCTCAAGAAAGCCAAAACGAACATGATCACTGCGATGCAGCTGACCAGTAGCCTAAAATCGCTTCGCCACGCATTACGGAAAGGTACGGCGGAGGATATTGGAAGGTTCTTCTATGGTGCCATCTACAACCAACTGGTGCGTAAAAACGAGCCAAATCAAACGCGTGGTGTGATGTTGATGGACAAACTCCCCGCCTCCGTACAACGTCAAATTGATCGGGAAGGCAGGGAAAACGGGCATTTAGGGTCGTGGAAACCGGTATATTCGCAACTCTTAGGTAAAGAAGTTTTAACGGACAAGCTGCCGGAGTCGGTGCAACGTCAGTTAGAACGGGAACAACAGCATTCGATCAAGGCTTCCAACGTCACAACTGTTCAAGATGATCCCGAATTGCGCGAAATGTTGAATCGTCTGCGGAAAAAATATGCGTAAAAGCGAATAACTTATGCCCAGAGTGGTGATCCTTAGACTAACCAAACAATTCAGAAAGGTCGGGATCATTGTGGCTAAGTGTGTACTTTGCGGAAACCAAACAACAAGTCGGGGTTACGAGGCTCGCCATGGGCGGTGCGATCCCTGTCATAAGACGTTGAAATCACTTCCTAAGACACTAAAAAAGCTTACCGGAGTTAGCACTCGTATAGGTGTCTAAGGACGCTTTTGCCCATTTCCGTTACACGGATTACACGCATGGGGTGATCCGCTGGTACGCCGTATTTATTTTGAATCCAGGAGATGACCTCTGGAGATTGCGTGCAGATGTCCAGCAACTCCTCGGCTATATCGTGAATGGATACGGACTTTTGGCTGTTAATGGCTTGGCGAAGTTTATCCAATCGTGTGTGGGAATCATCTGTCAGATACGGATAAATCCGTTTCTTTTTATCAGAACGTTCGGCACGTTTTTGAGTCGCCATCTCCTCTACCTCACTTTTTAGCTTTTTTGCCCCTCCTCCGAGGGTGTTAGCCCACAACTATACCACTTTAGAACCGTAGTACTACAGTTGTATGAGTGGAGAGGACAAACTAGAACCGAATGTTAAAAACTCGCTCTTATTGAGCGAGTTCGTGGTCTTTGTATTTTTTGAAAAATTGCTCCCATGTCATATGCTTTGTTCTGTTCTGACGATTCCACCACACTTTGTGGCAAACATAGCCACCAATGACGATGTATTTAATGGCACCAGCGGATAGGAAAAATTCTAAGGGTGTCATGGATTCATCAACTCCTTTGTATCCTTACTTGTAACCTTCTCTGCGGATGCCCCCTTGTGAAGAAGATGGCGAATCCCTGGGATCTGGAATACTTTCAAGGGCAGCCCATCGGGAACGGCAATTCTCGTTTGGGTGAGAATGATGAGCCACGGGAAAACAGGTTCCTTCCCTTGCCAGGGCTCGCGCATCCAGTCCTTCCGGTGGAAGTATGTGCGGTACCGAGCGAATTTTTCTCCCCATACCGCTGAAGTGAACGTGTTGCGCTGTACCTCAATAAACATTGGCTTTCCGCCCCATATGGTGAAAATATCAGGCTCTGGCAATCCTTTCCCGTATTTGGGTTCTGGAATGAAGGTCGAAGGAGTGCCGATTTGGGCCATGTCATGATAGACCTGAACGATTTCCAGATAGTGCGGGATTTTCTGCGAGTCGCGCTTAATTGGGGATGGCTTGCACGCATAGACATACGGAGCCTGTGAAGTTATGACTTCGATTTCACCGCGGTCACGGAGACGGCGAAGCACACGATTTGCCGAGTTGATCGGGTCTTTTACCCCCTGGAAGTGTAGTTTGATGATGTCATTCCGGGAAAGGCATCGAAATTTTTCCAAATCCTTGATGATTTCCTTATCGCGCAGCCTCATGAAATTTCCTCCTCCTCTTTCGGGAATATCCAGTCTTTTTTGCTGCTCTGGAGCTGCATAACCAGGTCGAGCAGATCCTTGTTATCTTGTGCATTCAGCTCCACATCCTGCGGAACTTCCCCATTAATCTTCACAAGTAGAGGCTTTTTCCTGTGATCCCTGTATTTGTCTTTGATCTCCGCGATCATGGCGCGTGCTTCCTTTGTATCGAGCCAAGGGGTTTGTGTCTCCAATAGATCGGTAGTGTCTTTGACCAGGCTGCGCCCCTTTACCTTGATTTTGGCGGCTAGCCCATTTTCTAAAAACATTCGGCTGTTCAACTCGTCGCTCATGCGGAAAGCAATGCGGATATTCAAGTTATTTTTTAGGCGGCCGTCGATGACTTCTTTGTCAGCGCGTTGTTGGGACAGGATGAGGAACACTCCTAGCGAGCGCCCCATGGCCGCAATATCATCCAGCACGTCATGTATTTCTGTCTCTTTTCGCAGGGCCGCTACCTCATCAATCGCGACCACAATGAAGGGCAATTTCTCCCCGGTCATTTCCTCATATTCCTCCTGATCGATGGCGCCGGCATTGTAGAACATTTCCTGCCGAGCGAGCAGGATTTCGTGGACTTCGGAAAGCATGGACCTAACTTCATGCTTTCTGACAGCGACACGCCCCTCCACATGCGGGACTCGTTCGTACATACCAAACTCGCTCATTTTCAGATCGGCCAAGAAAAGCCGCAGCCGGTCAGGGGAATAATAGCGTAACCACGAATTTAAGATGATTCGAAGTAGCGAGGATTTTCCCCATCCTGTAACGCCAACAATGCCGATGTGCGGTGTTTTCTGAAGATTAATGGCAACCGGCCCTTCGGAAGATTCCCCGACATAAACCGGAAATCCCCCCGTTCTTTCTAAAATGGTACGCGCCTGCTCGTAATCGTATCGGAAAGAATCCGGAAGGGCTGCAGGAATACGAAGGCGATAATGACCAGGGGAATCCTCGATCAGTTGCGTTGTGTCGCCAAATGTCCGCTGAAAGGCCCACTCTCGCTGCTGGATCATTTCAGGCGCCATCCCGAGCGGAAGCGAAATCCGAACTTCGGTCAGTTTGCTCGCAATTTTCACATCGTTAATTTTGGGAAATACCCGCACTTCTTTGATTTGACCATCCCCTATGTCACGCCGTTTGATTGTAAGGAAAAGGCCGGAATGAAGAAATGAATTCGTTAGTCGATAACGAACTTGTGCCTTTTTTGATAGCAAGGAAGGTAATCGTGTATAAAGATTGGCGCCAATATAGGCACCTGCGATCATTTTTGTTAAGACGGATAAGGGTTTTCCAAGACTTGCCGACGGAATCCCCACAAAGGTAGCGCCAAACAATTCAAACATGACAGAACCAATGAAATCATCCATGACGTCGTTCCATTCTTTTAAGCTGTTCCACAATTCGCGCATCATACTCTTTTCAAAACCTCCAGCCGATTTGTTGGCGAGTCGCTCCGCTCGCAATATGCTCGCTTCCGCTCCTTTCTTAACACAGATTCAATTTTTCGTGACAATAGCTTTTTCGCGTTGTCTATGAACGTAGCTGTATGAACGTTGGTACAGAACTCGATAGGATCTGCAATGCTGCCATACTTGGTGGTGTTGATATGTTCCTAGAGAATGCAATACGGATTGTCCAATATTCCATATTTAGCAATGTTTGCAAAAAGAAATTTATGGACATACTTCATCTAACGAGAAAATTCAGGAGGATTCGCATGGGATTAGGAAAACCGAGATCAAAATTTGGACGATGGCTTGATTCAGAAAGAATAAGCCAGGAGGAACTGGTCCGTATTAGTGGGGTAAACAAGTCAACGATTAGCCGTTTATGCAGTGGAGATGCTTTCAAACCATCGATGAAGAGCGCTCTGAAAATCATTAGTGCTCTTCGTCGTGTTGGAAAAAACGTTGATTACGAAGATTTTTGGTCAATTTGAAGGGAGAAAAAATGATGCTGCTTGTAATTTCTCTGCTCGTTGTTACGGGTGTGATTTTCCTTGTTCGGAAGCACAAGGCAACTTTGGACTTTTTACAAAAACTTGGTTTTGACTTTACCAACACCAGCGAAGAAATGCTTGAAACAATGAGGCTTGGATTGTATTATCGATTCAACAATGCGGACGATACCGGCGAAAATCCATTTGATTTTGAGGGATTTGTTGCGGGAATCTTGGAGGATCTGCATGGCGGGCAAGCTATCGTAACAAAGCGTTCCCATGACTTTGGTGTGGATATTGAACACAACCGTCCGGATGGGTTCTATGTAGGTCAGGTCAAATGTTATAACAAGCCGGTCGGGTATGAACCGATTGCGATCATCCACTCCCAGATGGTGAAGCAGAAAGCACAAGGGGGGGTTGTAGTAACGACAAGTTCGTTTACGGATGGAGCTAAACAATATGCGACAGGGTTGGGTATTGAACTCATTGACGGAAAAGCGTTGGTTAGTTATTGGTTAAAGGCCCACAGCGCGAAGTGGAATTTAGTAAGGACCTACCAAGTTGAACCAGCTGAATAACGAAGCTCAAAAAAACTCCTTTTTCCAAAAGGAGTTTTTTGTTATTACACAATAACAGAAAAGGAAAATTGGGAAAAAGCTAAAATTATATTGATTTCCGTTGTGTATTAGTTTAACATTCTAATTGTGCAATATTTACCAATGAAATTGATAATTGTCAGTAAAAACAATGATTAATTATTGTGTAATGGAGGGGTATTTCATGTTCAACAATGATTGGTTTGTTGTAGCATTAGACACTGGGAATGGAGAATTAAAGATTGTTTCTGACTCGGTAAAACGGTTAAGAGTGGGAGGGGTGCTTGGCCGTTACAAGGCTCCGCTGGGTAAAACCAAAATGCAATCGGAACGGGACATTCCTCTGTATGAGGTAGAAGGAGATCCGCAGCAGTGGGTAATTGGATACCAAGATGTTGATCGCGTTAAAGCAGCGCCGCTGTTGGTTGCTGGTCGAGAGGGACTGGTTCGTTATAGTCAACCAATGTACAGCACTTATTCAAAAATTGGTCTTGCCAAAGCAATTGGCGATCAGCGTCCTGCGCGTGTGCTTGTAGTTACTTCAACGCCAGCCCGCGATTCCTTGGACAAAAAGATTGTTGAAGCATTGGACAAAATTTTCCGCGATGTGCATAAATTAAAAATTAATGATGAAAGAGTCATCATTAACGTCACCAACTATGAAACGATGTCCGAAACTGAAGCTTCTCTGTATGACGTGTACCTCAATGATGAAGGCTTCGTTGCTGATGCTTCTGTTGAAAATCAAGATATCATCGTCATTAATGCCGGGTATGGTACGACCGATATTAGCCGGTATAACGAGTTGGAGTACATCCCGCTGGACAGGGAAACGATTAAGGTTTCCTACTTAGATGTGATCCAACGATTGAAGGATTGGCTTACCGAGCAGATAGGAAAAGAGATCACCGTTCAAGAGGTAACTCGACAACTGGATGAACAGATTGCTTCCGAAACCAAGAAATTTGTATTTGTAGGGGAAGAGATTCCAGGCTTCGATGATATCTACAAGAAAACAGTGAAAGCCGTTTTCGATGACCTGTTTGCAGAGCTGCAAATCCTGATTCCAGACCCAGACCTTTTTAATCGCGTCCGAGTCGTAGGTGGAGCAGCTGTAGACTCGATTTGGGGTCAATATTTTAAAAAGTGGTCGAAGCGAGTTGAAATCCCAGAAGATCCGCAATTTTCTTCTGCAAGAGGAATGTACCGGTATGGAAAGTATTTGGCGAATGAATTGAGAGAACAAACGGCTGCAGGTAAGGAATGATGTGAGTGTCTAAAAAAGAATACGAACGCATTCAACTTCTGGCAACACCGGAAATTGTAGCATGGTGGAAAGCATATGCGGACGATCCTGATCGACAAGAGAAGCTACGGGAAATCATTAGAGAAGGGATGTCCATTAAATCAGGGGAGTACAAGAAAATTAGAGCTGACAAAGCCGAAATCCTTGAAGCGATAGACGTCTTATTACTCTCTGGTCGATTAACCGATATTTCTGGATTGATCGAGAAAGAGCCGAATCAACAGGTAGAGGAAAAACAAGAAAGACTAAAACCGAAGATTGGAAAATTGAAGACCTCAATAAACGCAAATAAAAAGTGAACAAATTAATCACCAGGGAACGAATCCCTGGGTCTTTTTCGACAAAAATCAGAACGTATGATCTCGGAACGTATGATCTTCTGCGATGCAATGCGTTTGCATTTTAGATGTATCATGGCTCTACTTTCTAATCGATTTTTTGCAAATCAATATGATGTAACCACAATGTAATTGTAATGCATCTGTAATGGTATCAAGAGCATGTAGGTATTTGAAACGTATTGGATACTACATTTAACGGCAAGGCATCACATAATGCTTGTTTATCAATCTTTTTCGCATTTTTTGTACCAGATCACATCAAGTTGCTTTTTTACGATGAAGAAAATGCATCCGAAACCCAACTACTAGGTTTTTTGACTGCAAAAATCACAATAAAAAAGCCGTTCCCGTCCGGCCAGACTGTGAAACGGCTTTTTCCTACCAGGCAACGCCAAAGTGCCTGCCAACACGATGATACCACATCTGGCGCTGCTCTGGAACAAGTTCCAGGGAGGGGAAACAGAGTGACCAATGTACTGAGTATCGTTAAGACGAACCAAAACGACCTGTATCTGCGCGAATTCCTGCTTTTTATGCGGTCTGATAAGGGGGCCAGACCAAAGACCTTAACAGGGTACGAAACCGACCTAAAACGCTTTATTAGACATTTCTCCACCCAGGATGTGCTGGAGCTTCGGCAGCAGCAGATCAGAGAGTACAAATTCAGCCTGGTGGACACCGGGTTATCGCCCAGAACTGTTAATCGACATGTTTCTGTAATCCGCTCATTTTATGAATACTTTGTTGATCACGATGATTACGATATCGTGAAAAATCCAGCCAAAAATATTCAGGGGATGAAGGTTCCCAAGACGGTCCCGATCACCTTGGGAGAGCAGCAGGCTAAAACGCTGCTGGACGGAATCATGCTGACCGGCAAGTACGCAGTCCGGGACTATGCGATCTTTGCTACATTCCTTTTCACGGGTGTCAGGGTGTCCGAACTGATCAATCTAAAGACATATGACATCAACTTTGAAGAGAACTTTATCCACGTTCGGGACGGAAAAGGCGGGAAAGATCGGATCATCCCGATGATTCCGCAGTTGGCGAATGCCTTGCAGCTCTATCTGCAGAGTGGGATTGTTTATGAGGAATTGGTCAAGAATGAAAATCAGAGAAGTAAAATCAACCGCTATAAGTGCGGCCGCAAATACTTTGTGGCAGGGGAGGACGATCAGACACTGTTTCTGACCAAGTTTGGTGAGCCATATACGGAGAAAGGAATTGATTGGCTGTTTAAGTCCTACACCAAGAGGTTGGGGATCTACAAAGATAAATTAAGTCTCCATGCGCTCAGGCGCAGCTGCTTGACGTTCCTATACAAGCAGGGAGTGGATCTGTTCGTCCTGAAGGAAATATCCGGCCATGCCCACGTACAAACGCTTGAGCATTACTTGGCTATCGATAATTCAAAGGTGTTAGACGCGATGAAAAAGCATCCGCTCCATAACCATCAGATTGACCGTGGATTGGTAGAAATGGTCCGGGGCAGCCGTTAGGCTGTTTCGGACTGTGCCCTATAAGTGCAGGATATTAAGTTGGCTACAGCCAACTTGGAAGCCGCGCTACGATTGGCTTCATACGGTCTACAGGGCGGATGAATGTAGTATACAACGCTTTTGAAATCCTTGATATGACTGAGTTGATCGATGTTACAACTGGTTTTCCTGCCCAATTAACTTCAGGAGCCGCACCTCGCACTCAGATTGAAGCATTTCGCCCCAATAAATGGCCTCCTGGATAAAACCCCTTACTTTGCATTGAACGACATAAAAACCGCCTCTATTCTCCCTGGTGAGTATCTTACAACCTAGTTTCCCCAGTTCTCTCCGGAAGTGGTGATGCTGTTTCTCTGCAAGTAAGGACAGTTTTTCAAGCGTGGGGCCATAACGGAGCTTTAGGCCGGCCTCTCCAATCTTCTCTTTATCGGCCATGAGCGCTTTGAATAGGAGGTCATACACAATACATTCTTGAAGGACTGGCCGCCATTTTTCTTCGCTCAGTGGGGTCATACTAGACATTCCGTTCTTTGAGGGCTGATCCAGCCTAAGCGAATCAGATCCTCAATGATTTGGACAGAACAATTAACTGACTTCCCCTGTCTTAACTTTTCAAAAGCAACGATATGCGCTGTAGTTAAGACTGGAACCGGTTGAGTTTTCCCATTAACAGCAGCGACACGAACATGCAAATAAAAAATGCCCCACTTTTTAGTGGAGCATCTGCGTCAGACGGGTGGATTGTTTCAAGAGCAGGGCCACTATGAGCCATCCTCCCACGGAAAAACCCGGGGAGGGGACACTGCGCCTCTCTGCATCTTACGCCTGGGAAAGTTTTACCGTTTTGTTGGGCTGGTCCCAATCAACGGAAAGGTTTAATGCGGCCGCCAATTCCCGGGCAGGTGCGTAAGAAACACCATCAATGATGTGCTCGTCCAGGTCGTGATCGTTCACTTTGACCTGCTTCGTCGCTTGATTCCAGTACACGTTCCCGCCGGCAGATTCGGCAATGGCACGAACAGGAATGTACGAAACGCCGGCTTTCAAAAAACCGGTTATGGGCAATTTGATACCGTTCAGTTGAATCTTACACTTTTCCACAGATTCGGTTTTTGCTGTGGATAAATAATTCCCATTCGTATCAATCTTGCTGTATTCCGCATTAACATCAGCCACAAGATTTGCCCATGTCTTTCCATGCTCTTTCAAGTAGCCAATGGGGTCTGTATGCGTTGTGTCCCGGAATGTCTTACTGCAATAGTCGTGGCTCACTAACGTTTTGCCATCAAAAACGCCCAGATTTTTGCGTTTCAGTATCCATGCCAATACCCAGACATACCGCTTGTAGCTCTCCAAAAATTGGGCGTGGTCATGGGTTTGGCACAGCTCCACATGAACATATCGCTGGTTTGCAGTCGGTCCCGCTCCCCATGCCCGATAGTTCAGGTCAGATGTCTGCCGGATACTGTCCCAGTCTACAAAGAACTGTACGAAGGCTTGTCTACTCTGCCAGTTGTTCTGAAAATATTTGACTTGATTCTCATCGGGAGCAAAACTGCCGGTGGAATGGGCGACAACCCCTTCATAGTTACCAACCCCATTACGAAAAGCCTGCTTCGGCAATCCGGGAATAATGTTATTAATTATTGGATAGGCCATCTTATTCCACCACCTTTTGGGAAAGTTCAAAGACCGCTGCTTCGATCAAATTTTCAATGGCTGCATCGTCCAGTGTGAAGCCTTTGCTTTTGAGAAAATCCAATACATACCGCTTTTTCTCGGCTCCGCGGTCGTTTCCGTTAAAGATTTGCTCGGCCGCGGCAACGGCAATATTTACCCACGCTTGGATTTGCGAACGTTGTGCTTCTGTGGTTTTGGAACGGATGTAGGGGATGACGAAGGCTGTAATCACCGCAGCCACTAGAGCAATCAGAGCTTCCACAATCTTTGTCATATCAAAGGTCATAATTTTGAACCTCCTCGTTTTGAACGGGGGCATTATCGGTCAAAGACGACATCTCCCCGTGTTTTTGCATATTTTCGTTCTTGGCTTTCCATAGGTAAAAAGGGATGGCTACCGCTGTCGGGCCTCCAATGAAGGTTAGGAGGGAGGCGAGTGTCGTTCCAGGATCAGCAGTGGATCGATAAACGATGTAGGCCCCGAAGAGTACCCCGAAAAAGTAGGTGGCCATCACCAAAGCCAGCACCAGTTTTGAAAACTCCCAGGTCTTTTTTCTTCGCGACGATCGCATCCGCTTGCACCTACCTTTTCATGACATTCCAAATGAGTGCCAGAACGCTGAGGACGACACCGATGAGCCATTTTTTATCGTCTTTCCCTTCCCGCTTGCTCTCCTCTGCCTTGTGAACAAGGGTTTCCACTTCTTTGTTCAAGCCGTCAATCCTCTTGTGAGCCGATCGGGTGCTCTGCATGGCTTCGATCGCAAGTTTTTCTGTTGCATCCAGTTTGCCGGCCATGTTGTTGAGCTGCTTGATCTCGGTTTCGATTTTCCCGATGGCCACTAAAATGTCGGTAATTCCTTTTTGTAGATCCTTGATTTCATCCACGTACTTTTCTCCTCCTCACCCCTTTCAGGGGAAAAGTAAAGGGAGAACCCAAAGGTTCTCCCTTTATGAGAGCGTTTTACGCTGCTGTTTCTTGAGCAGCCAAATATTCAGCAACCGGCACGCGATAGGATTCCGGAACCACCTTTTCACCTTCGGCACCGGTTGGCTCCAGCGCCCAACCTCCGGACTTAACCAGTACGGCATAGGCCGGAATCATGTACGGCTTTACCATTAAACACTACCTCCTTTCAAGGCTTGTACTTCCGCCTCTAATGTTGAAAGTCGTTCGGTTAACTCAGCCACTTCCATGTCTTTATAAACGAGAGCTTCGAAAAGAATCTGCATTTCAGGACTCAACTTTTCGATGTTCCCAGGTGTTTCAACCAATTCCCCAAAACTTCCGTCTGGATTTCTCTTGCGGTACTTCACTCAATCACCCCCACTAATTGGACAGCCCCTTCTGTTGATTCTGGATTAGCCCGTATAAAAGTTTGCTTAAACACAATATTAGGTTTCGGATCCACGACGCTGCCAATCAACTCATCCTCTGCTACCCCGTTCGCAAGATCGACAGAAGTTTTAGCCAACGTAGTGTATGTCTCTGGTTGCCCAGCATCCACGAATGAGGCGGCACCCTCTACGGATAAATCTCCTATTTCCCGCTGTAACCAGGCCAGAATTTCCTTAGCTGTGCCGAGTGGTGGGATGATCTTATACCGGGCGACTCCTTTGGTTAAAAGTGTTTTCGTAACTGCGGTGTTTATGTTGTAGTTTTTTACGCTGAAAGAGCCAAATTGATCAGTGGCCTTTATGGTAACAGTGTTATTCCCTTCTTTAAGCAGGTTAACTGGAAAGAAAAAATTCCATGACCCTTCAGTGACGCCTTGCAGAAGTGTCACTGGATTCAAATCGTTCACTTGGCCGGTAACGGTCACGGTGTTCCCATTCGGATCCGATACCTCTCCAGAGAATGTGATTAAATCCGGTGGTATCAATCCAGATTGAACAGGCGTAAATGCATCAACCATCAGCAAAGGCGGCTTGTTGTGGAGCACTCGGAATTTTATGGTCTGCTCTGGAGACTTTCCGCCTTGATCATCCTCTGCCCAGACTTTGAGGGTATGGTCGACGTTTTCTGCCAAGTCGCTACCAACAATATCTGTTGTGCCGTCCCAAATTCTTTTATTCCGATAGACCAATGTACGAGAAAAAGGAATAGGCGTAATCCCATCGGATACGCCTGACCCTATATTTCGAATTGGCCCGTTGTTAATTTGGCACTTGATGATTACTGTACTGTTGGAATCTGTATCGGTCGCGCTGCCCTCAACAGGATAATTGTTTCCTTCGGATAATGTCTGATTATCGGCAGGGGATGTGAGAGTTAGCGTTGGAGGGTTGTTGACGATTGGCTCTAGCACCAACAAAGCGGACGCGGCATATCCCGAGGATCCAGCGCTAGTTGTCATTTCCGCTATACTCTGGTCTTTATCCGAGTACATGTAGTGATAGGAAGCCTCAAGTGAATTCGTAACGGAAGTACTTGCGTTCACATCATACAATTCATTGTAGCTTAATGGTGGAGTGGCATTTCCTGTGCTTGAAAATTGACTCAAAAGTAGGAACATCGTTTTCTCTGCCGTTGTCGTTACGGGACTATCAGAAGGGTAGACGGCAGTCACGCTTGATGCGAATGTTTTGTAAGAAGTTTTCACGACGCCCTTTACATTTCTAAATGCTGAAATTATTGCTCCATAACTTTCGTTCGATGGTCCTGTAAAAGTAGGAGCAGTTTCTCCAGCAACAACTTTCTTAGAGGCTACACATATTCTTCTGTTTAATCCCCCATCACCAAATTCAATATGTTTTGTCCATCCTGACGGAACGCTTATTGCCGTACTCCATGATGTAGCGACAATATGCGCAACAAGGAGGTCTCCCACTTGAATGTTAGCAGGCAACGAAGGAGAGATAGACGACGCGGCTGATGCAGTTTTAACAGCACCACTACCTACAACTTCTACCTGTTTTTTGCCTGTTGTCGGGATGGTGTAGTCGATGGTGAGGGTTGGGCGGTTTGCAGTAACTCCGTTTTCACAAGATGCAAATTCAATCGCATTTACCGCCGTTTCATCATTGGCCTTTATTAAAAAGCCGTTGTTAAGAATTTCACCATTTATCCATCTTTGAATAAGTGAAGTCACATCTATCGACAAAACGCCAGCGGCACCTAAGCCTGAAAAAGAGACTGCGGAACTCACATCGAATGTTGGCGGTGTATTCCAAGTCGTCGATGCGCCAACCCAACTACTCGTAATTGGATGAATAGTCATTGGTGTTGTACCTGAAGTGTTTTGATATAGTTTTAGAGTTGCGCTGTTGATGATAACATCATTAGGGATAAGCCCAAAGTCAAATTGTATCAATGCCCTCTTCACTGAATTAGCTGTTGCGGACTTCCCGACCACTAATGTGTAACTGGAAGAATTGTTGGCTGCTGGATTTGCTTGATCAATATAAGTGTCTTGTATAACTGAATTGCTTCGATTCAAAGTAACTACCGGCATGTTCCTCCCCCTTTCTTACTTCGTTAAATGGCCGTTATCCGAAGGTTGCTTCATATTCCCATCCCCCTAAATCTCCGTTATCGTGACGGAATAAGTTGACCAATTGCCGATTCGCAAGCGTTGATTTTCTGTATCCCTTTCCATCGTCGACCGGGCAATCATGGCTCCTTTTGGATGACTAAATAGCACCGTCGGGAAGGTGAGTGTATTGGAATCCGCGTTAATGGCGGTAATCGGCTGATCCTCTACACCAGCGCTAGAGGCAATGGTAACTTCTTGGCCAACGGAAAAGCCAGTTATGGAGGCGACTGGCACAGAGACTAAAGAGGTGCTTGCTGCCAATTCGATGAGGGAAAAGGTTTTGGTTTGATCGAACTGAAGAACTGGATCTGTCTGGCCGTCATAAGTATCTGCAAATCGTGCCTGCGCGCCGGTTACACCACGGCTATCAATATCAAGAAAGGCTTCAATACGAGTGACCCGTCGATCCGTTTGCTCAATTAATAGATGTGCTCCTTCGATCCCATCCTCTATATGATTTAAACGAACTTCGTCAACCGGTGTTCCCGCTATTACCCGCCACGCGGGCACAATCAAAACCGTGCCGTCCTCATTTTCTGTCAAAGTATAGGTATTAGGACGATCAACCAGACGGTTAATATGTCGTTGTTTTTCATAGGTCAATTCGTTTCGCCTACCTTCCATTTCAGTTCAATTGGAATAGACAAGGCTAACTCCCTAATTCCCTTGTTGACTTCCACGTTGTCTTGCCATATGACAACGCCCTCTCTGTCCCGGATAATCCGTTTTGTAATCAATCCTGTCTCATTTTCCGGTACACGAATCAAAAAGGTGATCATACTGGCACTATTCCGTATTTTTAATAACTCCATAGTCTTAGTCATGCCATTAATTTCAATTTCTGCACTGGTAAATAACGTATCTAGTGCGTTAGTCTGTCGCTCCAGGGCATAGTCTGTTAACATAAGCTGTTTTCACCCCCGCAATAAAAGGCTCCACAATCGAGTGGCATGTTTTCTGCAACCAGCAATTTTTCTGGAGACGAATATTCAATGATCCCTTTTGTTGTCAGGACTGTACCAATTTTCGTCAAGTGCGACCTTGTATTTTTGTACTCTTTGACAAGCTTTTCAAGTAGGTTCAGTTTTTCATTAGTGATGACACGATCAGACTTGATATTGATGTCGATTCGGAATGTAAAGGGCTCCCCATCGAATTCCCACCACTCTTCGATCACGCCTTGCATTGATAAAATTTCCAGAATCCTTTCTATGGCATAACGCGTTCCTTTCGTCCGGTGAACATCGATCGAGTTTCGGATTAAGCCACGCTTTTCATCGAGAGTTTCCGCAAATTCAATGCCTTCTACATGGAATTGCCAAAGTAACTCGTCAAGCCATTGCTCATCTAAACTGTCCAAGTTTGCGAGCAGTGGCAATCGACTTGTTGCGGAAGCGATGTCCTGTAATTCCCTATCGAGGCTTAACGCAGCATTGCGAATGTTTTCATCCGCAAGCAAATTGGGAGTAAGCAGATTGATTAGGCTGATTTCGCTTAAATTAACCATTGGTTAACCCCCCGTATGTCAGCGATACCGACTCTGCCACAGCTACTTGATCGTTTTGCAGTTCGGTATATTCAGGTGAATCAACTTTTACGTGATGTGCCCCTGCCTGCATAACAAGACGAGTTAGTTCGGATGGATTGACGTCCCGCCCGAGTTTTGATTTCTGCCAAAGGATATAATTCTCTACCGCTTGTTTTACTGTGGTTTGGATGGTTTGAGCCTCAGCTGCACGCGATACACTAATCCAGTAGGTCAAAGATATGTCATATTTGCGGACATTCGGTTCCACGACTGTCACAAGGTCGGTTAATGGTCGTTTGTCGGATGCAGAACATTTTGCAAGCACCGAGTCTAAAATCTCCTGTGAAGGCAGTTCCCCGCCCTCTAACAAGGGAACAATCTTTACCACACCCGGATTTGGACTGTCCACAGACACATCCACGATAAGTGGATGTGCAGAGGCAGCTAGAAAGCGATAGGCCCCATCCGGTCCTGCAACGCTGAAGGACTCTGGAGCATTGTAAATGCGTTCACGATAGTGATCATCACTTTCCCGCTCCGCACCACCCGAAGTTGTATTTACGTTGCTTACGCTTTGAACGAAAGGGATGGGGTCAATGAGCGTGTTAATTTGTCCCGGAAGAAAGTCATTCCCGATAACACCAGCTGTTGTGCAAATCGCTTCTACACTGCCGGTCAGAGATCCAGCTTTGATCTCCAAAGGTCCCACCGTCTCATAAAACAGGCCGTTTGCGCCAGCTGGCCCAACCCTCGTTCCCGCTGGTATAAGGGTTACAGAGGATAATGCCGTAGATAGAGTGAATTGTACTGTGGTTCGAGATGCTTGTGCTGCAAGACGTGGAACTTTGTAAAAAGCGCCTATGTGATCGAGAATATCCCCGCTTGCATACCGTAAAAGATTTTTTAATGCTGTTTGGTTGATGAGCACCCGCTGCTGGATGATAATTTGCGCCAGTGCCGTAAGAAACAGCCGAATCGGATCCCCTGGGTATAAGCTGCGTTCTGCCAGCGCTTCGTAAATCGTAATGATCTCGTTCGTGGTCTTTTCAGCATCCACGTTAATAAATTGAATGTCTGGCAAACTCGTTAAATCTGACATTAAGTTTCCCCCTCTGCCAAGATAAAGCGAATGATGGGTACCAATCGCCCATACATACCTGCCGCAGCGTCTTGCTCGTCGTAAAAATCGATTCGGGTGATTTGAGCTCGCGGTTCCTGTTCGGCAATGGCTGCCATTAACATCCCTGTAATTCTCGATTTGGTAATGTTGATGGGTTCATCTACCAATTCCCATTCCACACCGATCGATCTGGATCCCGGAGCCGATCCGAGAGCTGTCGTCGCAATCGTTCGTATGTTCTGCTTTACTTCCTCCAACTGCGTCACAGGCGCGAAATTTACCCACGTTCGAGTGGGTGATATGGTCACTGTGTATTCCGTCATTTCACATACTCCTTTAGGGAGATATTTGCTGTAGCTTTCAGCACGTAGCCTTGATTATCGACCACGTCCCACGTTTGCTCCAGCGAGGTAATGACCCACATATAAACGCCAATACCGACGCCGCCAACGGCCAAAGGCATCGCTTTTCCTGCTCGCTCGATCTCCACCAGCTGGTTCAATTCCTTCCGCGGATTAAGACCATAGAAGGCATCAAACACCATTGAGAATGTAATGGTATCCAGACCTGGACCAATCCACTGTGTCTTAGGCTTGTTTCCGAGGATTTCGTGATCGGCGTATCGGCTGGCGCCGCTTCGTGTGAAATTTTGAAATGTACGCATGGTTTCTGGAGTCGCGACAAACACAACGGGTCCAAGACTTCCAAGAGCACTGCTCATGTGGAACCACCTGTGTATACCTGACCTGATACATGCAGATTACCGTCGATATAGATATCGCTAACCGCTTTTACATACAGCCTGCGATGCTCGCGGTCATAATAAATGTGGCTACCGTCCTCGAACCATACCCCCGACAGGTTCTTATCCTGCACAGGCGGCAAGTCGACTTCCGAGTAGATCGCCCCAAGACAGTAGCCGTCCTGGATCCCGTTTCCTTGAAAGAGGCAAATGACACTCTCGCCCACTTCCGGCAGGCTGTAATGCCTGGTTTTTAGCGTGTGCGGGAAGATCACTGGCAGTTCATTGGAAACCAAGTTGTCTCGATCTGGGAAGTAGACCCTGACCGTTGCGTTTGCCGGATTTGATGAAGATACAATGCCGACCCTTAGCATATTTTTCAACACACTCATGCCTTTACCACCCCAATACCTTCCGCATTGTAATGCTCGTTGTGTAGCCACCGCTGCCGATGTTGTGACTGGCGCTCAGAATGAGGTATTTCCCGTCAAACGTTCCAAATCCAGATACCAAGATCGTCACTCCTGTAGCAAGTCTGGTATCACCCATCATGGACATTGAAGCGAGTGACATCTCTTTATTCTTATCGCGCAAAATCTTCCGCGCTTTACGCAGGGCCTCTGCTTCGTTATCCGCTTGCTCGTTGATCTTTAGCACCGGGCCGACAGTTGGGGCTCCCGGTGGCACGTACTTGGCTTTGATCGTCTGTTTCTTTTTCGCTTGGGTGTAACTCACTTCGCATGCAACGTATGCAGCGTAGGAGGCACTCCAATCAAATTTGTACGAGAGGATGTTGTCCTTACCGCGGGTGAAGGTAGCAACTGGGTCACCTTTTTCAAATTCAAATTCATCGAACAGTACCAACTGGCCAGAAGCAACCTTAACGGCGATTCCTTCTTCCTTCGCCTGACTATACAAAAAAGCCAGATCCTCTTGTTCAGTCTGATCGACCCGCTCATAAGTGGGATTTACCGGAGCGAGGTAGGTAAGTTTCAATCCCGCTCTTTTGGCAATCTCCCCAGCGATTGATTCAAGTGTGACGTTTTCCCACGCTTTTGTACGTTTCTCCTGTTTGGCCGTTCCCTTAACAGGAAGACTCGTCGCCTTGATCTTCACTGTATCAGGAGGGCCGTCCAGCTCGACGGAGTCTACTTCAAAATTCCCGAGTGGAAGTCGTTTGATTTCCCCTGACTTCTCCCAACCAATCGTTCTGATTTCTGCCTGGATACTGTCTCCCTGTACGGGCATCCATTCCGGACTCTTCCACTTGTTTTCCCGGTCCTCTAATGTAATTTGTATATCATCGGACTCGCCGGGGGCAGCGTCGGTATAGGTGAAGTCTAAGTTGTAGTTGGACAGATCGATAGACACATCATGGCCGTTATAAAAGATGACTAATTCCGCGCGTCGTGCGTCGATCATGTCCATGCTACCCCTCTTGTCTCCACGGCGGAAGTGAGGAGGAGACGTCGGCCGGAATCGTTGGGATTTTGAGTACCACGTCAGACGAGAAAATCGCGGTTTCGGCATAGGCTGGATTGGCCGCGATCAGCCGCGGCATGTGCTTGTCGGTACCGAAAAGTTTAAAGGAGATACCGTCCCAAGTATCTCCTTGTACTGTTGTATAGGTATTCAATTTACAAAGGCCCTCCTCTGCTGGTCGCGCTTTAAATCTCTCAGCATTTGTTCCAACTTTCTCAAATTCAGGTCTAATGCTTGATTGATAATTCCCTGCGCATCTTGGTTGTTGCTTCCTTCAATCATGATCTTTGGAGAATAGTTCAAGTAGATGTCACCGCTTCCGCCTCCACTGGTTGGTGCTGTTGCTGTTCCGTACCCTAAAAGACTTTCTAGCTTGGAGAGAGGAAGAATGGCTTCATCTTCTGTACCTTCCCCAACCATAGCCAATGTTGGACCGGTGGCAATCCCTCCCGCTTCAAGCATCGGAATTTCCGGGAAGCTAAAACTCAACTTTTCCCCACCCATGCCTGGAACCCAGTCCGGGATGTCGATACTAATGCTGCCAATCGATTGAAACGCTTGATTGATGAGCGAGATCACAGCATTAATGGGAGCTTTTAGTAAAGCTGCGAGGCCATCAAATACGCCTCCAAAAATTTCTTTGACTCCTGTCCAAGCTTTGCTCCAATCGCCAGTGAAAACGCCTGTAATAAAATCCAAGACACCGCCTAAAGTCGTCATGAGCCCGTTTAAAATGCCTGACACGCTATTAATGGCACTAAGGACGGTTGCTTTGATGAACGGAAAAGCAAAGTTAAATGCTCCGACAAGTCCGTCAATGACCGGCTTAACTAGGTTGAACAAAGCAGATACCGTATTCCCTACCTTGCCCGCTACACTAACAAACGTCGGAACCATTGCGGAAAAGGCATGCGAAATAGCAGGAGCAACGTCGTTGGCAAGAAAACCAAACACTTTTGTGATAATGGGCCACAATTTCGATTGGATAAATACCCCCACCGGCATAAGGGATTTGGTAATCTTCGTCGCCGCTTCCCAGACGCCTATTCCGACCTTCTGAAAAATCGGAACCACTTGCATGACAATCTCTTGAATGGACTGAAATACGTTTTGTACACTGGGGGAAATGATTTCCCAGCTGCTGATAAAATCGTCTTTTATATCGGCTATGTTTGAGAAAACTCTTCCTATGCCATTTGCAATCTCGGATGCGTCAGTCTCACTAATCCCAAGCATTTTTGCGTAGTTGATAGTGACGCCTTTCATTTCTCCATCGAATCCATTCTCAAAGAGCCACTGCAAGTTTTCATATGCCTCAGTGACAAACGGTCCTACTTTTTGTCCGGTATTGCTAAAAAAGTCCGTTACTTTGGTTATGGATTTCCCCAGCCAATCGCTAAATCCTTGTAAGGCCGGTAATGCCAAGTCACCGATCGGCATGATAATACCGGTCATAATCTGTCGGCCGATCCCCTGAATGGCTTTCGTAGCTGTACTGTATTTTACATTTGTGATCTCATCGATGGTGCTCTTCGTCATATCAAATTGACTACGAGCGCTCCCCATTGCTGCAATGACATCCTTCTCCAAGTCCTCAAACTGTGTCCCAAACAATTTCACACCAAGAATGTTCTTTTGTACGGGGTCCTGAACCTTTGAAATTGCATCGACGACCTGCGTAAATGCTTTTTGAGCAGCTGGGCCACCTCGGGCGAACGTCTGTGCCATTTCGTTGGCATTAAAACCGAGAGCAGCAAAGGCTTCATTCGTCGTTTTCGAGTCATCTTTCACCCGAATGTTAAACTCTTTAACCGCATCCCCAACTTTGTCCAAATTAAAAGCGCCAGATTCGAGACCGGCGCTAAATGTATCAAACATTTGATTGGCGCTGAATCCAAGGGCACTGAAGTAAGGCGAATATTCGTTGGCGGTATCCAGCAGCTCATCCGACTTATTCAGACCCTTCTGAGCTCCTTGCGCCAATAAGTTATAAGCCTGGTCGCTGGTGATCCCGAAATTTTTCATCATGGTGTCCGTCGCCTTAATTGACTCTTGGATCTCTTCTCCGAATACATCGCGGAAGACGATCGCATTTTTCGTGGTATTCTCCAGATCGGCACCAGTTTGATCTGTCACCTGCTTTACCAGACTCAAGGAATTGGCGACATCGTTCCAATCTTCGCCTAGATTTTGCGTATACAGGTTTTTGGCTGATTCAGATAATTCCTGCATGTCCTGCACGGTTGCCCCGGTCGAAGCCTGCAGCTGAGCCATCGAGTCCTGAAAGCCCACGATAGAACTGGTCATGTTGCCAATGGCATCGGTGACGCCCGTTACCAGCGCGAATGCCCCGGTGTATTGCGCCACTCTGGAGACAATCTTCCCGAACCCACCGACGGACTTGGTCAGTTGCCCGAAGACGCCTTCTGCTTTCCCGGCCTCTTTTTCCAGGCCTTTTATTCCGTCACGCGCTTTATCCACCGCACTCGAAAACGTCGGGTTTAGCTCTCCCCCGAATGCAAAAGTGGTTTGGTATACTTTAGCCAACTACCGTCTCCCCCCTCGTCTTCGAAATTTACGCATCCCAGATTGCTCTTGATTTTGTCCTCTTAATTTCGCGCGTCGGTTCTCCACTTCCTTATTGGCTTCTACCCATTCTTTTAGATCGGGTAAAGTTTCATTGAGCCAATCATGAGGGCTTGAATAGGGCATAGAAGAAGCAAGAGCCACCGCAATAACGCGGAGGCCCTTTTTAATATTCCCTTCTATCCCCGTCGCAATAAAAAATTCTCTGCCATCTGCGTAACAATGGTAAAGTCGTCAGCCTTCAATTTGTCAAACAGTTCTGGTGTCACGCCGGCAGCCTTTGCCGCAACAGCAATTTGATACGATAAAGACAAGGCTCGTCCAGGATGAATCTCCTGTGGATCGATTCGTCTGGCCTGTTTTGCACATAGAATCAGGTCTTTCCCTGTTAAATCATCAAAACGCAAATCCAATTCGGTAATCGTCTCCCCATCAAACTGGATCGGCGTAGATAGTCTATATACGGTATCTTCTGCTACCTGTTTTTCCGCTTTTTCTTGATTTGACGCCATTTCGTTACTCTGCATTTCCATCATAAACTCCTCCTACATGCCAAGATTTGAACGTACTTTGGCTAGGTAATCTACCCCATCAATCACACAAACGTAGTTGAATTTGTCGATTTCAACCACTGTTTCACCATCAATTAACACTTTGAGATACACCACTTCCAACTCGTTTGAGTTGTCCATGGTAGATCCTTTTGCAAAACTTCCAAGTGGCGTATTTTTGGGGATGCCGCGAACGGTAATTTTCACCGGAACCTGGTCGTATGTCCCTGTTTTTTTATCAATCCGCTGAATAGAGCCGCGGAAGTCAATATGGTGAATTTCCTGCCTTGCGAGACTGAAATTTGCCTTTTCCAAGACGCGCCAGTTAATCGTTACCGTCATGGAAGAAAAGTGCCCCAAAATCGGGCTATCGATTTCACCGGCAATTCCGGCACCGCTAATGGTTTCCGTCATTGATTCAAGGTCAGGCAGGTCAACATCGGCCACGCCCAGATAATCAGTCCCATTAAGGTAGGCGTTGAAATCATTCAGAATCGCCGAGATTTGTTCTGACATGTGTTACCCTCCTTACGCTGCAAGGGCAGCCAGATAAGATGTGTCGTACTCCAAAATAAAGCTGATGCTTTGTGCTGGTGAAGGCGGAGTCAAGAACACACGGAATTTGATGTGCCCTGCCATCAATTCGGTGTCAGGGTTGTCCTCCCGGCGAAACTCGACACGTCCACCCAACAAGTAACCGGAAGAGGTTAGGCCGTTGAGCCAAATGTTCACGCCGTCCGTTACCGTTTCGATCAGCCGTTTGTTGGTCGGGTCATCAACTTTGCTCCAGTAGGTCAAAATTAGTGAGTTGATGACAAAGTCGAACATACGACGTACTGGGATCAGGCTGTCCTTCGGATCTGTGACTGCAGGGAAAGCGCCAGTGAAGTTCCCCCACGTTTTCCACCCGCCGATAAAATTAAGAGCAGTCGCAATGCCTTGATTGTTGAGGTAGTTCGCCTCTTCCAGACCCAAGAACACTTCCGTTCCATCTTTAAGTACAGCAGCGTTCGCCTTTAGCGCCTTGTTCGATGGTGACGCATACGGAATACCGCTATTTGCCGCGTCTGTCGCCCCTATTGCTCCGGCCAATTGCGTCGAGAAATGATATTTTTTTCCACCCATGGCCACCATTGGCCACAGAGGAACTTGGCGTGAATTCGTGTAGTTGTTACTGTTTTTCCAGGCCGGCGCATCCGCATATTGTTTCACGGTATCCGAGGGCAGGTCTGTCAGGGCTAACGCATTGAAAACGCCGTTGATGTTGCTTGCTTTGGCGGTCATTACGGCAGCTACCAGTGGATCTTGAGAGTAGCCGGGGGCCAGAATCAAACCCGGCACCAGACCGAATCGTGGGAATACCTCTTTGACCAATTCCAGTCCAGTCAAGTTCCCGTTGCTGTCCACGCCACCAATGATATCCGTGCTATCTACCGCTGACGGGTCCAGCATATCGTAACTAATCAGCACAGATGTCGCGTTGCCAATCGCTCCGCCTGTTTTTACAGACACCACCAGATGACCGTCATCATTGAAGGAAAGCGTGTAATCGGTATCGCGCGTATAGGTAACGCTTGGTTCCGTTGCCGATTGTACCTCAACGCTCTCAAGCAGGATTCCCTCCACTTCCACGGTAGCGATCCCTTTCGTCACATTGACGGCCGTAGGAGGAACCGTTGTTTTATGGACCGCGGGATCCAGTACGTTGATCAACACGACAGGTGCCAGATTAAACAAGCGGAAATGTGAGTCCATCACTTCACACAAGGAATTCTTCTCGAAATCGTCCGAATACCCAAAGTTTGCTACCGCCTCTGCAAAAGAGTAGCAAAGCACCGGGACATTGACCGGCGGTGTATCTTTCGTGGACAGATTCACCGGAGCTGTGCCGACTACGACAGGCAAGCTTGCGGTAGCCTCTACTGGGGTAAGCAGCGAAGTGGAGACCTCGCTGCCCGATACGCCATGATTAATTTCCATTTGCCTACTCCTTTCTGCTTAACGCCTGATATGCTTGCTGTATTGCCGTTCCCTTGTGCTGCAGTTCTGCTTGTGCCTCCAACAGCTGCTCAATCGGGACGATCAGCGTATCGACTTGCGGATATGTGTTCCTGATCCCATCAAGATGCTTCGGGATCCCATCCCGAAAAACCGTATGTTGTGCCAGAAAACCACCTGGCAGTGTTGGACCGATGTAAATTAGTTGATTTTTTTCCCGTTTTTCTTGCGGTGCAGATTCCTGTCTGTCCTCTTCCACCACTTCCTGAGCTGGTTCCGTAGTTTCCGTTTTCTCAGCCTTCATATTTACAGCTTCTGTTTGTTTCCTACTCAAACAAATGCACCTCCTGTTGAACTTGCGGCAGCATCCAGGTGGTTTGCATACCGCCAAAATAGTAAGGGTGATTCTTCCCATCCTCGTCGATGGCCCAATCAAACGGGTAGCTGATTTGGTAGCGTTTATCGATGATCTTTTTAGCAAAAAGGTGAATTTTCAGGCGGGTAATGGCGTTTAGGACGTCCTTATATCCCTGGAAGTTGAGCGAATCATCCCATATGCCGAAGAAAATGAGAACATTGCACGTTTCCGGATCAGTCAAGGCGGATAGATTACCCTCCTGAAGCCGGACGATAGCATACGGAAAGGGATCATCATCTTGATCGGATCGTTTCCCCGGAACAAATTGCGAGTAGACATTCAACGCCACTTCCTCGCCTTTGCTATTTTTGAGCCTTGTGTCCGCAAAAAGAGCCTTGATCTCTTCGACCAAGGCCACTTGCAGCAAATACGGCGTGCTCATCCGTTCCCCTCCAAAACGCGCTTGATTTCATGCTCAAGCCGCTTCTCAAATACTTTTGCCGCCTCGGATTCCAATTTGCTTCGGACTCCCTCATTTTCCAGCATAACGGGAACAGGAGGGCCAAAAAGACGCTTGATCGGCAGCTCGGTCCACTGTCCGTCGCTTCTTTTCCGATGCGATGTTCTTCCTTTTGCACGCTCAAATACCCGATTTCCCTGAACATTGGCAACGAACGCGCTGAGTAACCCCTTCATACTATTGTCTTTTCTAACCTGGACTTTCAGGCTTTTTGGTCGTTTTCCGGGGCGTGGCTGTGTAGGACGGATGCTAAACTTCTCCAGCCCCAGTGCATTACCGCGTGAAACGACAGCTGCTGCGATGCGTTTGCTGGTAGCGCGGCTGATTGTCATCGTGCTTTTTATCTCGCTGGCTTTGATAACGTAGGAGTTCCGCACCTCTTTGGCAGCATTGGTTTTCAAGTTAGAAGCAGCTCGGTTAATCGCACGGTAAAGCACCACAGGAGCCTTTTTCCGATACTGGCCAAGCCGATCCTCTACTTCCTTCAGCTTGCTTGCATCGATCGTAATCATGATCGAGTCGCCGCCAATGCTATAGTGTATGAAAAAGCATCTTCCTGGACGGACGTAACACGGTATTGCTTTCCGTCCATAGTCAGGAAGCCATCGATGGCCGGCCGGCCGGCGAAGTCTTCACGCTTCGCGTAAAACAGAATTTCAGCATCGTGGATGCCATCGTCCGGGTTGGTCGTATTTGCCTTGCGTCTCGTGAGCTCTTCATGGTCGATCACAATGCAGATATCCCTGCCGCCGACATGGTGGATCTCACCAAATTCATCAGGATTGAAGAACACCAGTCGAGTGTCTTGTGCGACATAATCTTTGAAATTCATTCGACGATCACATCATCCGCATCCAAGGTTGGCGGCTGCACATCCGCATTTTCAAGCCAATCATTCAGCAGCTTAACCGCCGTTTTCCTCGGTTCCGGTTTTGCAAGTTCAGCTTCGAGGACTCTTTCCACTTCCTCAAATCCTGCATCCTCCAGGAACTTTTTGAGTTCTTCAATCGTCATGTCAGGCTGGGGATTCGAAATTGCATCTCCTTCTCCTGTTCCCCCGCTGCTGTCGAGCGATTCGAAATGTACAGGGGCGAGTGCACCTGTAGCAATCAACCCCTTAACCTCGCGTTTTTCGGCATCAAAAAAGGAGCCTTTCGGATAAAAGACTCCTTTATGCTTTACCGTCCCTTTTTTCACTTCATATCTCATGGCCGGATCCCTCCTTAACCTGTCACAGTATTGATCACGGCCCATGCACTCACGTCAAATGGTTTCGGGATCGGGCGGGACTTCACGATCAGCGATTTCGTATCTGTGTTTCGGTCGACGGTTACTTTTGTGGCGCGCGGTCCTTCAACTGTAACGTAATCGATCGAATCCTCCGGAATCATTGTCGTGGCACCGTAGAGTACCTCGCCAAGGTTCGTCGCACCAACGATCACCTTGTTCGCCTCGATGTACGGTTTGAGGGATTGGGTTGTTTCGTCATAGTACCATGCGATGTATTGGTACAAATCGACCCCGAGCTCAGACAGCCGGCCAATGTATGCAAAACCGTTCCCGTTGCGGAGGCTCAGCTGCGGATTGATCATGCCGAATTGGGCGTATCGCAGATCCATGTATTTGTCCATGAAGTTGCTGTCTTTCCGCAGATTATTCCAAGCTCCTTCGCCCAGGATGACAATCGTCGGGTTGTATCCCGCCTGCCGTACCTTCGACACGGCGTTGTACAGATCCTCGTACTTGTCAGATGTCGCATCGCTCCACTGGTCTGCACCCGTGAGGTTGAGCACGTTGTCGAAGCCATAGTCAATGGTTTCAGTTCGCACCTGTGTTGCGCTGTCATCGACGTACCCGGTGATGGTTACAGTTCCGTTTTGGAGAAGATCGGCAAACATCGCTTCCTCTCGGCGCACGATCATGTCATCCAGCTCTTGGTAGTCCCGCTGCATCAACGCCAACGCGCGCTCCTCTGGCGTCATACCACCAAACACCTGCTCACCTGGCAAACGGCCTTGAAGCAGCTTCGTATCGTATGGTGCAGAAAGCGCGATGTACGGCGGTTTATACACTTTTGTCTCGTATCCTTCGCGACGGATATTTACTGGCTTGGATCCCTCCGCAACAAACGGAGCGATTTTTTGGCGGTTTTTGTAAAAGTCCATCAAGACAGTTTCCGTAGGGAAGGTTGAAAACCCTGGGAAAAAGGTGGTGCGAAGAAACGTGGTGACCGGCATCCGCTTTTCGAATGCAGGTTGCATCGTTTGTGGTTCATAGATGTTGACATTTCCGCCGGTTACTGCCACGACGTTTTGCGGACGGAAAATTCGGTTTTGAATGGCGCTTTGTCTGATTTTCATGGCTTAATCACCCTTTTCTTAATATTCCGTTTTGATGTAGATATTCCCATCCCGCAGTTCTTCTTTGTGGGCCTCAACGGTATCTCCGGCGGCCACACTCAGCGAATCGGCGTTAAACAGGCCAGACGTATAAACCACAGCCACCTGATCAGCGCCCGTGGTATCAAGGTCTTCAGCAAGGACCACGGATGCGACTTGACTACCATCTGCGGAAGCTTTATTCACCAGCTTGTACTTTCCATCGGCTGTTACCTTCCCAAGGATGGAGCCGGTCTTCAGGACACCCTGGCCGGCAAGAACAGTAACGGAAGAAGTCATGGCAGGGATCTCTGTCCCGGCAAACAACGTGCGATTCTCTACAGTTCCAAAATCAGGCATGGTTTGTTACCTCCTTTTCACTTTTACAGTCGGCCCATATGCGAGCTTGCTGCAATTTGGGCGAAGATGGCGTTTACGTCTTTGATATTGTTCAAGTCGTATTCTTTTTCATTCCCTTGGTGTTGTGCTTGGGCCAGCACACCTTCTGTTCCCGCTGTTTTGTTGGCCTGTATTGCAGCTTCAAATATACCGGTATTGCGCATCTTGCCTTCTTTCATCGCACGGAAAGCAAGCTGTTCAGCTGTCATCGGGTTGTCGCCATATTTGGCCTCGTTCACCAGTTCCGGATCGATGTTGGCTGCGATTTCATCGATTGCTTTCAACCGCGCGCGCTCTTGGGCCGCAAAATCAATTGTGTTTACAATCGGTGTTGCCGCAGGTGCAGGTGTTGGATGAGAGGGTGGAGATGTTACCGCGACAGGAGCATCTGCAACAGGTGCCGAGTTGACAGGAGTCTGTACCGCGTTCGTTACATTTGGTGCTTGCGTTGGTACTTGCATAGGATCCATCCTTCCAGGTTTGTTTTGTAATATCGGATTGCCTATCAGCTTATCCATTTCAAAGCTAAGTGAGTTGACAATCACGTATTTACCAGCGTTAACGACTTCGATCTGTTTGTCATACAGGATCTCGTCGGCGAAGCCCATTTCTACGGCTTCCTTTGCGGTCAGGTACGTTTGCCTGCTCATCATCTTTGAAATTTCTTTTTCGGTGATATTGGATTTTGCAGCGTAGGCGGCAATAATCCCGTTTTTAACTTGGTCAAGCAAATCTTTCATGCCGTCCAAGTCCTGGGCATTAAAATACCCGCTAATTCCAATCAACGGGTCGTGAATCATAAGCGTTGAGTTTACTGGCATTTTCACTACATCACCAGCCATTGCAATGATTGATGCTGCTGATGCTGCAATGCCATCAATATACACGGTGATGTTTGCTGGATTACGCTTCAGCACATTGTGAATCGTGTGCGCTGCATACACATCGCCGCCGTCGCTATTGATATACACATTGATGTTTTTCTTTGTACCAAGGGCATTGAGTTCTCGGATAAACTCGACTTGATCAGTCGCTTCCATTCCGAACCACTCGTAAATCCACCCATCGCCGTTCGTAATTGTCCCATATACATACAGGTCAGCATTATCAGTGTCAGTGTTCACCAGATTCCAAAATTTAAGTTTGGGCGCCATTTCTATTCTCACCTCCTTCGCTCAATGGTTTGGCTGTTGACTGTGGAATTCCTTGGAGAGCCTCCCATTCCCGTTTCAGGACTTCTATGTTCGTATCCCAATCCATTCCTGTCAGTTCTGCCGTCTCGCGTTCGTGTGTGCTGAATCCGTTGTTAATGCGCATCACAGCAGCCTGAACTTCTTTCGTTGGGTCGATCTGTCCCGGTGACGGTCCGATCCAAATAGCCTGGCTCCAAAGTTTTCGCTTTATGGGGTCGGTAAAAAAACCGGGCGCCTGAATTCTCCCGGTGGCCACAGCCTCAAACAACCAGGTTTCATAGACTGGCTGACAGAAATCATGGGCAAACCAGTCGCGCCGATCACGAAAAGGACGCCATGCCTGCAGTAATGCCGCTCGGCTTGCGGAATAACTGGAATTGAATACGCCGAGAAGCATCTCATACGGTATGTCAAGTGCAGCGCCTACCAGCTGCGCCATCGCTTTTGTGAATGCCTCGAATCCAGCAACAGGGTGTTTGGGATCGCCAAACTGTACATTTTCGCCAGGTCCCAAAACATTCATCGTACCTGGCCCCATTTCATAGCTTGCGATTCTTTCCTCCGGGGAAAGGCTGGTCTGATCCTCCTCGGGGATTGCATCACCAAACGGGAGGTCATTCTTGTCACCTTCCGTCGTGATAAACGCTGTGAAGAAGCTATTGATGATGGCAGCTGCAATCTCCGCTTCCGTGTACCGACTGATTTGCTTCAGCTGCTCAATCACGGGGGACAGATAGGGAACGCCGCGATACTGTTCAGCTCTTTCTGGGTCCATGATGAAAAGAACGTTTGGCAATCCGCTCACCGGGTTGTAGGCTTCAACGCGCGCCCACTCTATCGTTTTGCGAGTTGGCAAGAGGCTGTTTGGATACCGGTTGCTTATCCAGAAGGCTACAACCTTTCCATTTTCGTCTGTCTCCACGCCATTTTGGATCTTGCCGCCGTTTGGCAACTCGATATATTCGTTGACAGAGAAATCGGATACGCCGAAAACCGCAGATGTGTTAGACGAAACAGAAGCCGGCGTGTTCAGACGATCAGCTTCGATCAGATGCAAACGAAGACGATAAGGGTTCATACCCTCTGGTCGATCAGCGTATTTCGTAACAGAAAGCGAGTCACCGTTGAGCAGCCAGCCGGTCAACATTATCCTCTGGGCGTCATAAAAATCGTTCAGCCCAGTGTTGTCCACTTTCGACTCTGCCCACAGTTTGAACTCAAACTCGGTCCTCTCTTCCCACTCCTTTGCCTGCTCCGGTGTCAATCCAAGCATCCGATAATTCAATTGACACTTCAGTTCCAAACCTGAGCCCAATACGTTGGACTGATTTTTTTTGATTGCGCTGGTGGCGAGCCCGCCGCCCATATAAAGATCGCGGCTCCGCTCCCGAAGCAAGCTTAGATTTTCCCCCACATCCTCCTGCGGGCTTCGACTTGTACTTTTCCATCCTTGCATGGATTTTTTCTTCCTACTCGCTCCATTGTGCGAGTATCCGCTGTTCGTGAATCGTTGTAGCAGTGATAGCCTTGCGCGGGCATATTCACGTCGCAAAGCTGTAGTTGGGGAAACCCAGGCTATCGTTTTATCGATGAAATTCACAAATTACATCACCCCTTTCAAAGATCTCGGAATAGAACCCGCACCGCTTTCCGTTTGTCAGCCCCTGTAGCAAGCGCCGTTTCTAGCTCTTCCTTCCGGCGCTCAAGTTCTTGTATTTGATTCTGTAAACTCGGGAGAGTGGCCCTTGTAATCTGCTTTTGCCCCATCTGGTAGGATTGTGCTCCTATCAGAACTGCTGCCTCGGCCTTGTAATACATTTCAAGTCGTTGATTGACGAGATTCAGCTGCGCCTGTATTCGTTCCCTTCGACCCATTTCAGCCACCTACCAAATATTTGTTTTTTTCACCAGTTGTTTTTTAAGTTCTTGTCTTTTTCTTACTGGAGTGGAAACCGAAGCAGTTGTTCCCTTGAGACGTTTCTCCAATGCCTCGTAGTTTGGATTTATAATCTCTCTAGCCGCCTGGGCATAGTTACGCGTGTCCAGCGCTTCATTTCGGACGCTGGACGAGACTTTTTCCCATGTGTATCGGATTGCTCCGTTTTTCTTCCTTGGAACCAGTTTCTCCGAAAGTAATCCTTGAAAATAAAAACGATCATAGCCACGGCTATCATCGCTTGGAAAATGACAATATCTCGGACCAGGTTCTTGAACCTTTAGCGCGGAGTAAATGCTACTTTTCCCATCATCCACACCAAGAGTCACAAGCAAGGCTTTCTCTTTATTGTTCCGCGAATACCGATGAATCAACGGAATGCCCGGACTCCCAAGACCTTTTATCGCCAAAATTCGGCGATGTTCATTGCGCTTGGTGTATTTATAAATTTCTGTCGTGTAATGGCCGCCAGAGTCGATACAGGTACATGCAACTTTGAGCCCCTTCCCATCTTGAAATTTATACACACGGTTCAAGACATCATCCAGTTGTTGCATCGTCTGGGCATCATCCGGTTTTCCGATGATAACCCCGTATTCGATGCCCCAACTTTCATGCCCTTTTCCCCATCCGACAATTTCATACTCCAGCCGATCGTCTTGGGTATCAACACCGGCAGTAAGCAGCAACACGCCATCCGGGAGATCAGCTTCATATTCCTCGCGCCGATCCAAAAACGTGTCAATATTATCAAGTTCACTGTTTTCTTCCCATGTTTCTCCGAGAATGGTATTGATGAAAACCTTGAGTTTCTCGGGGCCGTCTGCATTAGCCTTTTGAAACATCTCGATCAATTCAGACCATAGCCTCCATGGACTCGCTAATGCATTCAGGTGAAAACCGCGAATTTTTGGGTTTTCCTTGCGTGCAATCCACTTCCCTTTCCCTTCTTTCCATTCAAATTCGTCATGAATGGCGCCACAAAATTTACAAACATGAGTTGCATCCTCAAAACGAATTTGTTTCCAACTCAGTGGCTGATATTCTTCGCAACTCGGGCAGGGTAGGCACCATTGCTCCATTGTGCTGTCCTCATACGCAGTTTCAATGCGCGAAGCACCGCGGATGGTAGGGGTGCTCACAAGGATGATCTTCCTGTTCAAAAATGTTGAGGCACGCATGGCAACAAGCGATACAGGATCACCTTCTGTTCCCGCTGAAATTGGATAACGGTCTACCTCATCGCATAAAACGATCCGAATAGGTCGGCTTGCTAAGGAGGAAGGAGAGTTTGCCCCTGCCATGGTGATATGGCCACCCGGAAAGATTTTATGGAGCATTGTATTTCCACTATCCCGGGCTTTTGCATCTTTTACCTTTCCTCTCAATACCGGTGTGTCCCGAAGCATCGGAGCTAAGCGGTCTTTGGAATAAGCCTGGGCCAACTCCAGCGTTGGTTGAATAAGCATCATAGGAGCCGGATCCTGGTGGATATGGTAGCCGATAATGTTGGAAATGATCGCTGTTTTCCCGACTTGTGCACTGGTCATAAAAACGACTGTCTCAACATCTGGATCATTGACGGCATCCATCATCTCACGTTGGTAAGGGGCACGATCCGTCCGCCACTTTCCGGGTTCCGCTGAATCTTCCGGAGAGAGATAACGATATTCATCCGCCCACTCGGAAACCGTAAGATCTGGCGGTGGTGCTGCAAGCTTGGCAATCTCCTTAAATAAACGAAACGTCCTATTCTTCCGAGTCCTCATCGTCATTCACATCCACATAATCGGAGCTTTTCGCATAAAATGCCTCTGGATCATACTCGGATAGTTCGGCCAATGCGTCTCTGACCTCACGAGCAAGCATATGCTGAATATCACTATGTTTTTTCTTCCCGACAAGCTGAGGTGCAATTTTTGCTGGAATGTTGAGCATTTTGGAACGGAAAGCTGCGATCATATCATTCATAACGAATCGAACATCTTCCGATCGATGCAATTCTCCCTTCATCACCATCAAAGTTAATTCTGCTTTCTCCCGCTTTGCTTTTTCGTGAAGGGCTTTTTCTCTGTAATAGTCAACCTCTTGCTCGCTGGCGCGCGACTGAAGTTGAGCGATATAATTCCGAATGCTCTCGATCAATTTGTATTGCCCCCGAGAGACCTTGACCAAGACACCTTCTTCGGCCAATTGTTGGATGCGTCGAGGACTCAAATCGAGCAGTTCAGAGAACTGTTTTGTCGTTAAAATGATTTCGTTTTGAGACTCCTTTTCGCTACCCATCGGCCAGTTTTTCCCTCCCATCTTTTCAAATACAAAAAGCCGTGATCCCAGATGGCTCTAAGGATGACAGAGATTGCATATTCATGCATAGTTATGAATTACTATGTTATTCAGAAGCGAAATTGCTAAAAAAAATTTGTGCCTAGCGAGATTTCGGGGTCACGCGCACCCGCAGGCTTTTTGAACCTCCAGAAGTACCTACCAGCGCCCACAGGCCCCGATCGGATAACGGATGCCAAAAGCCCATCCAGCCTTAGAGCCGCAAGGGTTTGAGCGATTTCCTCGATCGTTTTTCTTTTTCCATCTCTATCAGTTCTCCATATCTTATATTCTGTTGCACTCAAGCAAACCGGGTTTTGCTAATACTGACAAGGCTTTATACAGTTTTCAGAAATCGAGTTCCACACCGACTATTTGTGGTTAACTGGTGTATTTGAATTTGAGTACGGCTTTGTTGATTGTGTCCTGAGTAACGCCGATATATCGAAGGGTGATGGATGGATCGCTATGCCCAAATATCTCCATGAGCAGCGCGATATTCTTTTCGTTTGCCATATACAGGTGATAGCCGAAGGTCTTGCGCGTAGTATGGCAGCCGATGGATCGAAGGCCATACTTACGACAAACCTTGTTCAGCATTTTATAAACCGTGCTCCGGTCGAGCTCCCTCTTCACCTTCAATTTCTGTTTCCGCTGTCGACTGGGGAATAACCATTCATCGTCGTCTTTATCGGCAATATACTCTGCAATCGCGCGCCTGAGATCCGGATGAATGGGGAGCATAACCCATTTCTTGTTTTTCTTCTGCCTAATCTTGATTTCTTCGCCTCTCATGTCACGCACTTTTAACCGGAGCATGTCCGAGACTCTCAATCCGGTATATATTCCCACGTTAAAAAAGGCATGATATTTAAGACTCTCTTTCTTGAGATCCTTCTGAATCGACTCGATGACAAGAATATCACGTATTGGCTCGACTGCATTCAAGCATCATCACCGTCCTCCTTTCCGAAAATTGGAGCGAGAAAATCGAAGAAAAACGGAGAAAACGGGAGATCGTGTTTTTTCCCCTTTCCCCCTCGTTTTGTCCACGATGGGTGGACATTTTGATCAAAATTCAGGCAAACAAAAAGGCCATAATCGCGGATAATCGCCAAATTTGGCTGAAAATCGGATTTTGGCCCTCTTGTTTACATAATGTTTATTATCGGGACTCATGCAAATGCTGGTTCCAAGTTGATTTCCAGATACGTCTTGGCTCAGCTCTGCTCAACCGGTTCGCTTTCCTGCTCTGCTTCCGAAACAAACTGAAAAGCTTTCGTACCATGACTTTGGCCTCCCCATAGTATTTTTTTCATTTCGGAATCGTCTTTGCATGAGGACAGATGATCAAAGAGTGTAGTCGTTTCCTCGAATGTCTTTAGACAATTTGGGCAACAGTACATTGCTCATCCCCCCTTATAAAACTGGCTGCCGTCCCTTCATTTGTCCGATCCTTGGCTCCTGATTTCACACATGGCAACCTTGAGCACACAACTTTATTTCCGGTGGCGTTCGCCCAGGGGCAACGGAAGCAAAAATGCCCTTTCTTTAATTTTGGGGCCTGACCAGAAAAATTTCTCATTGCATCCCGCTCCAATAAGAAAAGCCACTTGGATTGTCTCCCAGTGGCTTGTCCCAAATATTCATATTACAATCATACCACCGATACTTCCAAACGACACGCCATCATTCCGCCAAAAATCCGCCAAGTTCCCGCCACCACATTCATGCGACATCGTTGTCGATTACCTCGAGCTTTAGCATGAAGGCAAGCATATAGATCGCACGCGGCTTTTCGCGCTCGTATGTACGCTTGCTCATGTTCAGCTCCGAGCAGACCACATAATCCAACGCATCTTCTGATTCCAGGTATCTCTTTTGAATGAGCATCCTTAATTTAGCTGGCAATCGACTTACAGCCCATTCTACTCTCTCTGTCATTTTTCTTAATCGTTCTTCTTGGTCAACGTTCCATGTTGCGATATCCCCTGCAGGATCGCTCGTTTTATTTGTCGGTCCATGAAATCGTGGTTCATAACTTGATGTGCTGCTTAACTGTCTACGAACAAAACCAATTTGTTTATATATCCTTGTTGTTTCCAGGGCTTCCTCAACCCTTCTTTGCGTCTCTTTTCGGTCGATCTTTGGCAGGAAAGATATTTGTGTGCTCATCTTCGCTCCCCCTTTTAGGTTGCCCTTAAGTACACCAGATACAATTTTCATCGATTGTCTCATCATACTCAAGCTCAGATGGTAGAACGTGTATGCCCCGTCATACTCTTTCCTCAACACCGCCGCAGGTCAATCGGAATTTCAAAATCGCACACACCGCACTTCTCGTTCATTTCGCTCGCCTCCCATCCATCAAATCGTGTGTTGTGTTAAGCAGATTGATCTTCCAAGCAAAATTCACAAATCACTTGGCCGTTTACCTCATTTGTCGCTGAAAAACTGCCGCACTGATCGCATTCGAAATACCATCCATCTGCTATATAGGCAGATCGCGGTATGATTCCAGTTTCGGCGTATTGGTCGAACTGCGGTTTTCTAACTGCTGCAATATCCGTCCAAGGGACGCCGTTAGAGTAGGCTTCACTTTTGTATTTTGCTTGTGCTGGTGATTCCGCAAATACGATCTCGTGACACGCTTCTTCACCGCTATTTTCTTTATCATGAACATGGTATGCCTTCACCAGGTACCCTCCCCATTTATCAAAGTTACCGTTTTGTTAATGAACCACCGATTTGGTGTACGCTAGCAACTCGGCGTATTCCTCCTTGGTCACTTCTTTTACTGTGCCTTTATATCCGTTCAATATAAATCACCTTTTTACGAGTTGCGTTCTTCTGGTGAAAAAGACGGTCAACGGTCCGATACAAACCATTACTTCATGACTTCCGATTGCCACTCCCCACAGAAGAACATTTCTCCAATCAAATGATTTTCGCACCGTTTTCCTCCCGTTTTTCTCAATACACATTGTGTTAAGACATATACTGCTTGTAGTTGCTGATGTAACCGCTGAATTTGTTTTCCTTCCCTTTGAGCCAACCTCCGCGCGGCCCCTTCTTGCCAAATTCGATCTTCATAACGTAAGGATCGGAGGCGTCAGCCGCACATAAAATCCACTCTTCCGACAGACCGTAAATTTCACGTCCAATCCGTTCAATGTCAATCCATTTCACAACTGTTCACTCCCCTCTTTCCTCAATGCGAGTTTTGTTAAGATCGTTTGCCCATCACTATTTCAAGGTTGCAAGGCTGACCCAATGACTTCGATGTATTCATTAAGCCAATCCCGATTGATTCGGTTAGTCCTATGACCACTTGCGTCCGATCCTCTTGGTCAAAGTGGCAGACCATTCCGCCTATTGCGTATGCCATCGAATGCAACGTTTGGTACAACTCTTCCAACGTCTTAGCTTGATCGGTCATTTTGACTATTTCTTTAACGATAGTCTCAGAGTTCATCCTTCTGTCCCCTCCTCTTGGTCGGATTGTTTTGTAGGCAACCCAAGCGCGTCTGCTACTTTTCTATCCAGCTCACGTCCTGCTTGCATCCCGTTCCCCACCCCAATTCCAGAGTCCTTGCTGGCACCGGTTCGATCTTCTCGACTAACTTTCTATTTGGTACTGCGCGGTATCTATGCCTTTAGCTTCCAAATAAGCGAGAGCTACAGCCAATGGCGCTGATTCTGACGCGGCGTGTCCCAATTCTTGCGCGAACACGTTGATGGCGGAGCCGTAATATGTTTTCACTCTTGGGAACAAGCGGAGGTATATGCCTTGTTCTCTTGCCTTCTCTACCATGATGCCCATCCATGCCCACGATCCCGAAAAATCCATTTCCTTCAACCTGTGACCGTTACTATACAAAGGATTCACATTATCCACTTCGCCACTAATTGCTTCATACCCCAACATATCAGCAACCTTCGCATTGATCTGTCGCTTTTGTTCTTTAGTCATTAAAGACACCCTCCCTTACAAATCGTTTGACCAATCCCGTGTTAAGCGATTGAAATTATTGTGTTAATCCGTGCATTCTTCCCGAAAATCACCACTGCATTTGGGAACGGCGCGTTCCATTTACTGCCGCCAAACTTCAGTCGGCCTCTTACAAGGCGAATCTCACCTTTCATACAGTAGTCATGCCACCATCGCGCATCCGTTCTAGCTGGAACCAAGCAAACTACCGTTGCGCCTTTCAGGGATGATTCATACGCTTTCTGAACCCACTTACCGATCTGCCTTCCGTAAGGCGGATTCATCCAGCAGACGCCTGTCCATTCCTGTGCCAATCCGTTCGTATCCGGCGTGAAGTATCTTTCGCATTTTGCATTCTCAGGAAGCGCGCAAACGTCCAACTCGAATCCGAATTCTTCATTCAATTTGTCAAAAAAGTCTTGTGGTGTTTCCCAAAGATCCGTATTTGATGTGAACATTCCCTCGTTTATTGCCATTCTCGCTTCCCCCTCTTAACCATTCTATAAACAGCGTGACAAATGGCTTCTTGTGCAGTATGGTGTCCTCTTTCAATGACCTCTCCTCCGATGTTGCATCCCCATCCCACCTTGTCGGGAACCACCGTTTGTTCAACGTAATAAACCACAGGCTCCATGTGTTTTAGTTTTTTCAGCAACATGAACGCATCGGCTATGTTTTGGAGTGGGTTCCATAATCCATCTTTAGCAACGGCCAATCCCGTTTTATCCACCCAGTATGTGTCGCCGTATTGATCCTCCAAATCTCTGAAGTGGATTTCCCTATGCCACCCCATCACCTTCTTTGCCAATTCAGTTATGATCTGTTGATCGCTCGGTTCATCCTTCAGGCCATATTCGCAAACGCTCGTACCGACTCCACCAGCATTAGAGCACCATTTGTCACCACGTTTATTCCCTAGCAGAGTGGCTCCGCACTTAGGGCAATTCTCATTGAGAAAATTACCTATCACGTCATTCTCCAAATAACTGTTTTTATCGTAAAATGCCATATCAATACCCCCCCTTATCCGAATTACCGTAGTGTTAAATCACTCCGACCACCATGCGATGCAAGGAAACTCCTTTACATGAGCAACGAATTGCCTAACGGTGGTCATTTCAAAACCGATGCCATTTCCGGCCTCGACCTTAAATGGTTTATCCATCGGATAGTCGTTCACTTCATATTCGGCCCATTCATCTTCGCTGATGCCGGAGTTTTGTTTATACCAAGCAACCGCTGATTCTTTGTCGTAACCTACGACAACCTCATAACGATCCGGGCCAATCGCAAATGCCTTTAAATCTTTTGTCTTCTCGTAGATGATGGAATCAAGCCAATTGTTTATGTCTTCGCTTAATTGCTTGTTGGATGTAGCTTCTGCATATTTCCTCAGTGCTGCGAGGGCTGCACCGTCTTTATCTGGCCGGAGAACAAAGCAGCCGTCCACCAATTCCCCGTTCTCCTTCTTACGAACCTCGTACTTCACATACAAACCTTTGTTTTCCATCGTTCTTTCCTCCCTTAACTA